AGCACTAGAAAGCTTAATCCAATTTTAAAAGGAATTGTTGGAAAGAAAGTTGATCTAGCGATAAGAGATCTTGATTTTTCAAATAAAAGAATATGCAAGGATATCAAAAAAACTTTATCATCAATAGTGATAGTTTTTACAAGACAAAAGGAACTGACTTATCATATAAGATACTTTTTAAAGCTTTATTTGGTGAAACTGTTGACATTATTCGTCCAAGTCAGTTTTTATTCAGACCTTCTGATGCAACATATAGTGTAACTCAGGACATCGTTGTAAAGAAAGATATTGGTGATCCATTAGATCTTCAAAGTCTTACACTTTTCCAAGATTCCTCTGGTGCTCGTGGAACAGTAACTCGTGCTGCTCAAGTTCAATATGGTGGTGGAGACTATTACCAACTTAGTATTGATCTTGGATATGATAAAGATATTAACACTGATGGTTCATTGTATGGTAAGTTTATACCAAATCCCAAAACAAAGATTTTAACACAGGTTGCTGCTGGTGCAACAATCATCGATGTTGATTCAACATTGAGTTTTCCTGAAACTGGAAAACTTGAAATTCTTGATGTTGACAATAATGTATTATCGATTGCATATACTGGGAAGAGTGTAAATCAATTTTTAAATGTTGATCCTGTTGCAAATACACTGAGTAAAACGACGGATGTAAGACTCAATGAATATGCTCATGCATATGTTGGAATTGGTACTGATGAAGAAATAAGGGTAAAAATTACTTCAACCCTGAAAGAATTAAAACCAGAAAATAATAATTTCAATTATGAAAAAAATGACACTGTTAACATTCAATCTTTTGGTATTGAAGATACATCAGTTAATTCGTCAGAGTGGTTAAACAATACTAAATCTCGTTATGATGTTTTATCAGTTGCAGTAACTGATGAACTTGAGAATAAGTATTCAATTAATACATATGATAATCATCATTTAAGTCCTGGATATAAAGTTATTTTATCTGATAATTTTGGTAATAATATCGATAGTGAAGTTACAAGAATTACTTCTAAAAATAGTTTTGTTGTTAAAGCTGATGATGAACTAAACGTTGATAATATCTGGAAAGTTGAGAATCAAATCCTCAAAACAACATCTGCAGAGTATAATTTTCTTGAGAAATACATTGCAAATGTACAAGACACATACTCTAACTTTGGTGGAGAAGTTGTCGTTGCATCAAATTCACTTCCAGTTTATAAAAATACATCACTTGAACCATATGGTAAAAAAATAAAATTTTCTGGTTCAGCTTCTTCTGAAGGTACAGATATCATTGATTTTGAAACTGATCACGGTTTCTATACTGGTGATACTGTTTACTATTCTCATGGGAGAGTTGTAAATACTGTAACTGACCCAGATGGATCTACTGGCACGACTGTTACAATAAATCAATTTGAAGGTTTGGATGAAACTGTTTACTATGTGAGAAAACATAGTGATACTGCAATAAAATTATCAAGAAGTAGATCTAATTTATTCCAGGACAAATATGTAACTTTCTCTGGAACTGTAACTGATAATGAATTTTGCTACTTTGATTTCTTCCAAAAACCCCTTGAACCACAGGGTATTTTTAGAAAGTTTACAAAGATAGTTGATGAAGGAACTGGGGAGTTTACAACTCTTCCTGGTTTTAATGGAATGTTCATCAATGGTGTTGAACTTCTTAACTATAAATCAAACGATTCTATTTTCTTTGGACCAATTAAAGGATTAACTGTAACTGGTGGTGGTTTTGGATATGATGTAGTTAATCCTCCAAGGTTTGTTATTCGTGATACTGTTGGTACAGGTGCAACTGGTGTAGTTGCAGTCGAAGGAAATCTTGATAGAATAGATCTTATTGATAGTGGTTTTGATTTCCAAAATACACCAATTGTCAACATAAGTGGTGGCAATCCTGATAGGGATGCTCAAGCTGTAGTTAATCTCACCAATATTATCTACGAAGTTGAGATCAATACAGAAGTTAATGGTAATATCAATCTTTCAACTAATCAAATTGGATTTACTTCATTCCACAGGTTTAAGCAAGACGAGAGAGTAATTTATAATTCAAATGGATTAAGAGGAATCAGTGGATTATCCACAAACTCTTCTTATTTTGTAAATGTTGTTGATAACTTTAATATCACACTTCACAACAATACGACTGATTCTAGATCTGGTATTAATACTGTGGACCTTACTGAGTATGGACTTGGTGTACAAAGTATCAAGACTGCTGAGAAGAAGAGTGTTGTAAGTAGTATTGTTATCACTGACCATGGTTCTGGTTACAAGAACAAAGAAAGAAAAATTGTATCAACTGGTATTTCGACTGCTACAAATAGTTTTGAAATCAAAAAACATGGTTATAAAACTGGAGAAATAATTAGATATACAGCTGGATCAAGTGCAGTATCTGGTATTGTAGATTCAAAGGATTATTATGTAAGAAAAAATAGTGATGACAAGTTCTCACTAAGTGAGGTTGGTGTTGGTAATACTGATCCAAAATATTTCTTCAACAGAGATATCGTTGTTGATATTAAGAGTGTTGGTGAGGGAACTTTCAACTACAAACCCATTACAGTTACTGTTGATGGTGTTACTGGTATTGACAGTCGCTCTGGTCAGAGTTTCCAGTGTCAAGTTCAACCAGTATTCAGAGGAAGTATTGACTCTATTGATTTGACAAATGAAGGTATTGGATATGGATCATCTGAGATTCTCAACTTTAACAGACAACCTGATTTTCTTTTTGAAGGTGGCAATTCAGCCCAAGTTGAACCTGTTATTAACAACGGTAAGATAGTTGACATAATCATCAATAAACCCGGTAACGATTATATTTCTCCACCAAATTTAGTTATTACTGGTCCTGGTAGATTTGCCAAATTAACTCCATCTATAAATGATGGGAAATTAACAGAGGTCAAAATACTTAACTCTGGTATAGAATATGTTACAGGTCAAACTCAAATTACCGTTGAAAATCCTGGCAGTAATGCTACAGTAGAATTTGACATCAATGAGTGGAATGTAAACCTGTTCAGTAGGAACTTTGACAAGATCAGTAATGATGATGGATTTATAGAAGAAAATATTAGTGGAGATAGCCTCCAGTATAGTCATCTTTATACTCCTAGAAATCTGAGAGAAAACACTTATGTTCTTCTTAGTGGTGGTGAAAAATTCTATGGAATACCAGATTTAGAAAGAATTAATGGATTAGAAAGTGACAACACATCACACTCTCCAATTCTTGGATGGGCTTATGATGGCTCTCCAATATATGGTCCATATGGTTATACAAATCCAGATGGTGGAACCATCAAACAGTTGAAGTCTGGATATGAATTATCTGTGGATAGTACAAATAGACCACCGATTTCATCGTTCCCTGAGGGTTTCTTTGTTCAGGATTATAGTTTCACCAATGTTGGTGATTTGGATATTCATAATGGAAGGTTCTGTGTAACCCCAGATTACCCTAATGGTGTATATGCTTATTTTACTACTGTAAACACCATTACAGACGGTTCTGGACCCTTTAAAAGCTACAAGAGACCACAGTTCCCGTATGTCATTGGAAACTCCTTTTACGCGAGAAGAAATGAATTTAATTATAAGAAGACATCTAATCAAGTAGATTATGATATTCAGTCTGATGGATGGTTTAGAAATACATCAACTTATAACACCAATGATAAATTCAGTGGATATGACTACATCTTTGATTCAAATAAAATCAAGGAACAGACGATTAATATCACAGGAGCTTCTCTTGGTTCTCTAAGTGAGGTTGGAATATTTACTGGTGGTCGCGATTATCAAGTTAATGATACTTTAGTATTTGAACGTGAACAAGATGGAATAGAAAATAGTGCTCAAGCTAAAGTTTCTCATCTTGAAGGTAAAAAAATTGATACGATAACTGTCTCTTCAACTGAGATTACAAATATTGAATTTGCTAAGTCAACAATCAATAATCAATTCATTGGATTTGCCACTCAACCTCACGGTCTTAAAGATAGAGATATTGTTAATATCAATAATCTTTCTTCATACTATAAGAATTTTGATGGTAATTATCAAGTTGGTATTAGAAGTGATACTTTTGTAGTAACTTTAGGCATTGGTACAACTGGAAGTACTGGTATTACAACTTACTTCTATGTCTCTGGTGCTCTTGAATATCCATTCATAAGACCAAATGACATTCTTGGAATTGGAACTGAAAAAGTAAAAGTTCTGAATGTTGATAGTGAAACAGAGAGAATTCGTGTTCTCAGAGCAATAGATGGTACGGTTGGAACGGCTCATTCAAATAGAACTCTTCTTCGTGAAGATTCTAGAAAATTCACAATTAATGTAGGATCAATTACCACTGAGAAATATTTCAACATTAATGAAGAGTTTTACTTTGATCCTTCAGAATCTGTTGGTGTTGGTACAACATCAGGTAATGGTGTTGGAACTGTAGTAACATTTAGAAATCCAGGTGTTGGTGCATCTTCGGTCTTTATTCCAACACAGGCAATTTACTACAGAAATCATGGACTGAAATCTAATGAAAGAGTTGACTACTTCACCAATAGTGGAACGTCTCTTCAAGTTTGGAACGGTTTTACAAGGGATGCTTATGCAGATCTGACTGATTATGACACTTTATATGCGACTCCAATCAGTAAAGATCTAATTGGTATTTCATCTCATAAAGTCGGTCTTTCAACTCTTACAAGTGAATATGTTGGGATTGCAACCACTAGTGGTTTGTTTTATTTCAATAGTGTAGGAAGTGGTGACTATCATAGCTTTAAAACATCCAGAAGTAATGTTCTTAGGGGAAGTGCTAACACCAGTGTCGTAACTGTATCTACGGCTTCAACACATGGTCTTTTGGTTGATAACAATGTCAGAATGACAGTCAAACCAAATACTGAACAGGTCGTTGATGTAAGATATAATGATTATAATAGAAGAATTGTATTCGACCCAGTAGGATTTACTTCTGACAACGTTAACACCACATCAAATTCAATTACAGTATCAAATCACGACTTTACTCTTGGTGATAAGATTATTCATACTTCTGATGATTCAACTGGTGGTCTGGTTGATAACAAGATGTATTATATTGTTCCATTTGATAAAAACACTATTAAGTTAGTTGCTGAAAAATTTGAAGTTACTAGAGAAGAACCAAGTTTTGTCAATCTCACTTCTGGAGGAGACGGTGGTACATTTTCAAAGATTAATCCTCTCGTAACATCTAGAAAGAATAACAGACTCAAATTTGATTTAAGTGATTCATCACTCTCTTTCCTTTCTAATGGTGTAAGTTATCCAGCATTCAAGATGAGAATTTATCTTGATCAAAAATTCAATAAAGAATTTGTAACTACTGGAAAGAAAGAAGATAATTCTTTCGAGGTTACAACTTCTGGGACAGTCGGCATAACTTCAACTGCAAACCTTACGATTGAATTGAGTGATTATGTTTCTTCTAAACTTTATTATAAGTTCGATCCAATCAATAAAGATTTTAACTTTGTATCAAAGACTGGTATAGTTATTGATGAAGACTCTTCATCACCATTTAATCAAATTAATGTTGAATTGAGTAAATTTGATGGAGAACATAGAGTTAGTGGAGTCGGTTCTACTACATTCTCTTATCAATTGTTGAAGGATCCAGAGACGACACTTTATACAAAATCTAATTCTGCTTCTTCTTATATTACCGATTCAACTGTGGCATACGGTGGAATTGGTAAAATTAATTTAATCTATCCTGGTGTCAATTATTCTAGAATACCAAAAATCACTAATGTTATTAGTGGTATTGGCACTAATGCAATTCTCGATTCAAAGAGTACTAATATTGGTAATATTGTTGGACATAAGTTTAATTCTGAGAATATTGGATTTGATTATCCAACTGATGAAACTTTAAGACCTGTAGCTAATCTTCCAGAAATTCTGGAGGTAAAATCACTCAATTCTTTTGAGTCAATTGGAATTAGTTCTTTTGGAAGAAATTATCTAACATCGCCAAAACTTGTCGTTATTGATGGATATACAAATAAAGTTCTTCCTGAAGTTGATCTTCATTATGATCTTGGTGATACTGAAGTAACAATCTTGAATAATACTACTGGAATGTATGAGATCAAACCCACAATCATTCCAACTCAAAACACCAATGGTGTTGGTATTTCTACAATCTCATTTGATAATTCTACTAAAATTGTAAGACTTTATTTGGATCAATCTTTTAGTACAGCTAGAGAGTTTCCATTTGTTGTTGGTGAAAAAATCTTAGTTGAAAATGTCAACATTGGAACTGGTTCTTCTGGAGTTGGTTATAATTCTGTAGATCACGATTATACTCTTTTCCCTGTAACTACAGTCTTCCCACAACTTGGTGGTAGTGGAGCATATATTGAGTATAGTTTGTTTAATGTACTTGAGAGTGGTGAAGTTCCAGGAACAGTTCAAGCAGGAACTGCAGGTAGGGCTATTCCTGAAATTCATTTCCCAATCTTTGACATCTCCTTAAAAACCAATGACTTTTTTGTTGGAGAAACAGTTACTAGTGGTGAATTCAATGAATTGACTGGTGTTGTTGAAGATTGGAGAAGTGAATTTGAGCAACTTAGAGTCAAATCACCTAAGGAGTTCTCGGTAGGATCAGTTATCAAAGGTGAAAGTTCCAACACTCAAGCGATAGTCGTTACTAAGTTTGATTTTAACGCTGAAATTACAACTGGTGTTGGTGCTACTGTTATTCGTGGTTGGCAGAATGATATAGGATTCTTGAATAATAACCTTCAAGTAATTCCTAATAACGAATATTATCAAAAGTTTTCATATTCACTCTCTAGTAAAATTCCATATCAAGATTGGAATGGTCCAGTAAGTGATCTTAACCATACCTCTGGTTTTGCTAAGTTTGCCGATTATCAATTAGAAAGCAAAGAGACAGGTGGGGGTGACGCCATTGTCAGACCAGTTGACTCTAATGTTGAAATTATTGTCGATATTATTGGAGAGGGTGATTTAAATTGTGTATATGATTTTGACTTTGTTTCTGAAGGAACTCAGTTTGTCAATGGTGAACTAGTCTCTGATGAGATTTTCTTTGAGAATCAACTTCTTACTGATTATTTCCAATCAATTGGTAATAGAGTTATTTCAATTGATGACATTAGTGGATACTTCAATAGTAATGAAAGAGCTGAACGTTTTACAACTATATCTTCTTATGAGACAAACTTTACTTTTAATAAGGTACTTACTTTCACAAGAGATAACGTTTATACTGATGAAAGACAATTCAGTATTGTAAATGTTCTTCAAGATGGTATATCTGGATATGTAAATGAATATGCTACTTTACATACATATCCATCACTTGGATTCTATGACTTTTTGATTGGTGGTGATGGATGGAATTTAACATTTAATCCAGTTAAGTTTGAATTCAACTCATATGATGTATCAAGTGTGGCTATCAGTCTTCTTGATGGTGTGTCTGGTATTGGATCCACAACTATTGGAGATATTGTTGATATCACTAGTAGTCAAACAACAATTGCTTCTTTCCCAACATCAAACAGAGCAGCCAAGATCTTAACCATGGTTAAGTCTGTTTCTGGTATCACTTCTGGTGAATATCATGCTGTTGAAATGAATGTCATTCATGATGGTACAGATGTATATAATGTAGAATATGGTGATGTCCATAGTAGCCCAACATCATATTCTAGTGGTTCTCTTGGAACTTATCGTTCCTTCATTGATAGTGGTCTTGTAAAGATCAACTTTATTCCAGATAGTCCCACTACACATGAAGCTCAAACTTCATTGTCTGTATTCTCTGGTATTGGATCAACTGCTGGAAACACTAGTATGAGTGTTTCTCAATTGAAATCAACTTATACTGAAATTGCATCATCTGGTTCACCAAGTGCTGTTGCTATTTCAACATATGTTGATCCATTCAGTGCATCATATAACGTAGTTGTTGTCACTGACACAACAAATAATAATTATGAGATTTTTGAATGTGTTATTTGTAATTCATCAACAAATGAAACCATTACTGACTATGCAAATGTTATAACTGGTCCTACTACTCTTGGTTCAGTTGGAGTTGATACCAGTTCAAATGTTACATTAACTTACACTCCAATTGCAAGTGCTGACATAGAAGTTAGAACTTTTGGTATTGATTTGAAGATCTTCGATAGCAATACGGATACTGCTGAAATTGACCATAACAATGTTGTTATTTCGTCCAAGAGTGGTGGTTATACTGGAACAAAACAATCTCTCCTTACACAATTTGGTCTTAAGCATGATGGAATCAATATTTTCCAGAGAGATTTTGATGGAAGTGATTCTGATATAGTCAATACCACTAATGGAACTATTTCAATTCCAAATCATTTCTTTGTAACTGGTGAAAAAGTTCTCTACACACATGCGGGAACTGGAACAACAATGGCTGTTGGTATTGAAACAACAACAATTTCTGGTATTGGAACCACAGATAAACTTCCCAATGAACTTTTTGTTATTAAGATTGATGATGCCAGATTGAAGTTTGCTGATACGGCAGAAAAGGCTAATAAATTAATCGCAGAACCACTTTTAATTAATTCAGTTGGTATTGGTAATTCTCATGTAATTACCGCCACTAATCAAAACGCGAAAACACTGGTGGCTGTTGATAACAGGATTCAAGCTCCTGTTACCGGAACTGCAGTTACAACAAACTTAGATCAAGACATAGTTTTTGAGACGGTCTTTGATGTTACTGGTATAACATCATTTGCATCTCAAGATATCATTAAAATTGGTGATGAATATATTATTCTCACCGATGTTGGTATTGCTGGTTCAACAAGATTTGGTTGTAGAAGAGCTCAACTTGGTTCAACTCGTGAAGATCATTCTAGTGGTTCTCTGATTACTAAAATTTCTGGTAATTACAATATTGTTGGTAATGACATTAACTTTGCCTCTGCACCATATGGTAACACACCACTAAGCACGACAGCAACTTCAGATCCCGATTCTAGAGATTGGACTGGTATTGCCACCAGTTCTAGTTTCCAGGGTAGAACCTTCATGAGAAGATCTCCTGTAAATTCTCCAAATGAAACATATTCAAACAATATTGTTTTTGATGATGTATCACATGAATTTAATGGAATCAACACTAGTTTTACTCTAAAATATGAAGGTAGTGATACTGTTGGTTATTCAACAGACAATGGTATTATTCTTATCAATAATGTTTTCCAAGGTCCTCAAGGAGCTGTGGCTGGAGATGGAACTTACAACATTCAAGAATTTGCTGGTGTATCAACGGTAAGATTTACTGGTGTTGGAGTCAGTAATGGACATGATCCAAACGATAGCGATATTCCACTTGGTGGTTTAATTGTTTCAGCTGGATCAGTTAGTGGATTTGGATATCAACCACTGGTATCCGCTGGAGGAACAGTTACAGTTTCTGCGGCTGGTACAATCACTGCTGTGAGTATCGCTAACAGCGGTTCTGGATATAGAGCTGGTATTCAAACAGTTGTGAATGTTGGTGTTCAGACTGATGGGGAACCAAGTCTCCACTTCATTGGAACCGCAGCAATCAGTGGTGGTAACATAGTTAGTGTTGCTATTACTAATCCAGGAACTGGTTACACTGGAACTAATCTACCAGAAGTGGTGTTTGATGATCCACTTCCATACTTTAATATTCCTGTTCAATATAGTTCTTCTAGTGTTATTGGAGCTGGAAAGAGCGCAACAGTTAATATCGTTGTTGGTCAAGGATCTAGTGTTATTGACTTTGAATTTAGATATAGTGGATATGCTTATGGTGAAGGTGAGATATTAACTGTTCCCATTGGGGGAACGACTGGAATACCAACTGATACTTCAGTAACCTTTGAAGAATTCCAAATCACTGTTGATAAAATCTTTACTGATGATTTCAATGGTTGGTCTGTCGGTCAATTGCAAGTTCTTGATAAGTTTGATGATTTATTTGATGGATCTACAAAGGACTTTAGACTGAATTTGAACAGTGAAGCTATTTCTATTCAAGCAGCTGTTGGCTCAAAAGTTGAAGTTGATCAAACACTTCTCATTTTCATTAATGATGTCCTCCAAGAACCTGGTAAAGGTTATGTATTCACTGGTGGTAGTACCGTTGAATTCTCCGAACCCCCAAAGATCGGTGATACTTCTAAAGTTATTTTCTATAAGGGTAGTGGAGATGTTGATGTCGTCTTTACCAATGTTATTGAGACAGTAAAGGTTGGTGACACTCTTGACATTGATAACCTTCCCCCCGGCCAAGGTACAATCTTCAATCAAGATGTTAGAACTGTAACTGGAATCAATACTCTTGATTCTGTTAAAACTAATGTTTATCCTGGACCTGGAGTCACAAGTGATAGAAGTGTCTTAAGACCAGTAACTTGGTGTAAACAAAAAGTTGACAAAATTATTAATGGAAAGGTTGTTGGTAAGGATAGAATTAGCTATGAACCTCAAATCTATCCAACTTCTTATTTGATTCAACCTGTTGGTCTTGGTTCCACAGAAGTTTATGTTGATAGTCTAAGACCTCTCTTTGATTCAAATAATGAATCTCAAGTTAGAGACTTCCAAGATTCTATCACAATTACATCACAAGATAACATTGTTGGAGCTTCTGGCACAGCTATTGTATCGATCGCTGGAACTATCTCCAGTATTTCAATTACTAACGCTGGTCTTGGATATACTATAGCACCTTCTGTCACGATTGGTTCCACACTTGGAGTTACGACTATCGCAACAGCTACAGCTTCAATTACGTCTGGTGTAGTAACTTCTGTTACCATCACTAATGGTGGTGGTTACTATGATCAACCACCAGTTGTTATCTTTGAAGAACCAAAAGTCAGTAAGGAGACGATTAATGTTTCTTCTTATAGTGGTGATTATGGAACCATTATTGGATTTACGACATCTAAGTCTGGTTCACAAAATAAGATGATATTTGATTTATTGATTCCTGAGGGTTCATTCTTGAGAGAAGCAGGTTATGTTGGTTCTGCAGTCACAATCAGTAGTCTTGATGCTGGAGACTTCTTAACCATCTACAACACTAATATTGATGTTGGAGTCGCACTGACAACTCAAGACAGCTCTGGTAACACACTATCAGTCGCATCAACTTTCTCAGATGCGGTATATCAAGTAGTAAGTGCATCAACCGTAAGTTTCGGTTCAACATATGTGAGAAGAATTGAAACCAATGTAAGTGATCTCGGGACCGTAAGTTTCGGTTCGACAACAACTGGTAATTTTAGTTGGGGTAAGATTATGTTTGAAACTAGAACTGATGCTAGAGAGTTCCAATCATATCTTGGTATGGGATATACTGGAATCTCAACCTCTGGTATTGTTCAGAGAACCAATCCTCTGAAGTTTGTTAATTACATACAAATATAATACCCTAAAACTGCAATAAATAACAAAAAAGTCCAAATAAAATGGCAGCGATAATCACTGATCAACTTCGTATTTTAAATGCTAAGAACTTTGTGGCGGGTGTCCAATCCTCCACAAATTCTTATTATGCATTTATTGGACTCCCAAACGCGACCAATTATCAAAGTGACTGGGATACCAATCCACCTTCACCAAGAGACAGTCTCAATGAGTCTAATGACTATTACGATACGATGTTGGCAATGAAGAAAATTGGTTCTTCTGATGTTAGTCAAGTAGTTAGAAAGAATAATTGGTCATCAGGTACTACCTATGACATGTGGAGAAATGATATCAGTATAGATAAACAATCTTTACCATCTGGAGTTTCTGACATTTATGATGCAAACTACTATGTGATGAACTCTGACTTTAGAGTTTATATTTGTCTTTTTAATAATGCAAATCCTGAGAATAATTTTCAAGGTGGGCCATCTCTTGATGAACCTACATTCACAGACTTAGAACCAAGATCTGCTGGTTCGAGTGGTGACGGATATATCTGGAAATACCTCTATACAATCAAACCAAGTCAAGCAATTAAATTTGACTCTACAGAATACATCCCAGTGCCATCAGATTGGTATGATACTACTGGTGATAATGTTGCTGTAAGACAAAATGCTTCCACAAGTGGTCAACTTAAGATTGTAACTATCAGAAATCGTGGTGTTGGACTTGGAACAGCTAATGTAACTTATACAAGAGTACCAATTGTTGGTGATGGTACTGGAGCAGAAGCTACTGTAGTTGTAAATAACGATTCAAAGGTTGAATCTGTTACTGTTTCATCTGGTGGTTCAGGTTATACCTTTGGAACTCTTGACATCGAATCTGGTGGTCTCCCAGCTGGAACTACATCACCAGTTTTTAATGTTATCATTCCACCAAACGGGGGACATGGTTATGACATTTATAGAGAACTAGGTGCATTTAGTGTTTTAACATATGCTAGATTTGAAAATGACACCAGTAATCCAGATTTTATTGTTGGAAACCAATTCTCAAGAGTTGGATTGGTTGAAAATCCACAAGCATATAATTCTTCCACTATTTTAAACCTTGATAAAGTTAGTGCGGTCACTGCTTTAAAACTCACTGGTGTTGGTTATAGTTCAGCTTCCTTTACGGCTGACTCATACATCACCCAAACTGTTGGATTAGGATCAACAGCTGTTGGTAGAGTAGTTTCCTATGATCAAACCACTGGAGTTCTTAAATTGTGGCAAGATAGAACCACAGCAGGTTTTAACAGTGACGGTTCTTTGAATTCAAGTCCAGTCTATGGATTTACTGCTAACAGATTCACATCTGACATCGGTGCAAATGGTTCTTTTAACATCGTAGGTGGCTCAGTCACTCTCGGGATTGAAACTACTTTTACAGGTATATCCACGGTAATAAATAATAGGACATATTACTTGGGTCAAAGTTTCACGTCTGGTGTCGCACAACCAGAAGTGAACAAATATTCTGGAAATACCATCTATGTTGATAATAGACCTTCTGTCACAAGGTCCTCATCACAGAAAGAAGGCGTAAAGATCATCTCGCAATTCTAATAAGAAATCATGCCACAGGAAACTAACCTCAACGTTGCTCCTTATTTTGACGACTTTGATCCGCAGAGTAACTATTATAAAGTTCTTTTCAAGCCAGCATATCCAGTCCAGGCAAGAGAGTTAAATAACCTCCAATCCATTCTTCAAAACCAAATTGAAGAGATGGGGACTCACTTCTTTAGAGAAGGTGCTAAGATTATTCCTGGTCAGTTAAATTATCTGCCCAAATTCTATGGAATTCAGATTGATTCTGAATTTTTAGGTATTCCTGTCGATCTTTACCTTGATCAGTTGGTTGGTAAGAAAATTACTGGTGCAACTTCTGGGGTAACCGCTAAAGTAGTTACATATATTACTGACAAAGAGTCTGAAAGAGGTGTTTTTACGTTATATGTTGATTATTATGAGTCAAGTTCATCTAATAATTCTTCTCAAACTTTTTCAGATAGTGAAATTCTTTTAACTGCTGATAATATCACTTTCGCTTCGACATTTATTGCATCTGGTGAAGGTTTTGCTAGATCTTTAACTCAAAATTCTAATGTTGTTGGTTCCGCCTTCGCTTTAGGCACGGGTGTTTACTTCCTCAGAGGGTTTTTTGTCGATGTTGAAGATCAAATCCTCATTCTTGATCAATATGATAATAAACCCAACTATAGAGTTGGTTTAAACGTCACTGAGAGTCTGATTTCTTCTGATGTTGACTCATCACTAAATGATAATGCTAGAAATTTTACCAATTTCACTGCTCCTGGAGCTGATAGACTTGAAATTACTGCATTTTTAGCCAAAAAAGACAGAACTGACTTCAATGACCAGAATTTTGTCCAATTAGCTGAAGTCAGTAATGGTATTCTAAGAGAAACTAACACTGCAACGGATTATAACATCCTCGCAGATGAATTAGCATCGAGAACCTTTGATGAATCAGGTCATTATTATGTAAAAGAGTTTGTAACGACTGTAAAGGAGAGTTTAAACAACGGATTCGGAAACAGAGGTGTTTATAATCAGAATCAAACCACTACAAGTGGAAAAACACCTTCTGAAGACCTTATGGTCTACAAAATTGGAGCTGGAAAGGCATATGTTAGGGGATATCCTGTTGAAACTTTAGCTCCAACGTTCTTGGACACTCCAAAAGCAAGAACAACTAGAAATCTCAAAAATCAAGCTGTTAGTTTTGGTTTTGGACCAACATTTACGGTCAATAACGTCTCAGGATCACCAACAATTGGATTTGATAACACAAATACCTTAAGTTTAAGAAGTCAAAGAGTTGGATCTGCCAGAACAGATCTTGCTGGTAATGAAATTGGTGTTGCCAGAGTTTATGACTTTTCTCTAGAGAGTGGTTCTTATGATGCTACTAATAAAAATACCAATGAGTGGAATTTGGCACTTTATGATGTCCAAACATATACCGATTTAACGATCAATGAAGAAATTGATCTCACCACTCCAACATTTGTTGAAGGTAGTTCTAGTGGAGCCACTGGTTTCCTTAGATTTGATGTTAACACTGGAACAGCAGCTACTGTTTATGATGTTAAAGGGCAATTCTCAGTTGGTGAAAGATTGACTTTTGACGGTTTAGATTCGACAAATAGAACCGTCACTAATATTACAAATTTTGAAACTTCAGATGTTCAGTCAGTTTATGGTGTTGTTGGTAGTGCTGGGACATTCACGGCTGATTTAATTCCAACTGATGTTTTTAGTATCGGTATCGCATCTATTACCAAGGGTCATGTGGAAAGTGGTGTTTCGACAATAACCACTCCATCAATTTCTTTCCCTGGTATTGTAACTACTGGTAACTTACTTAAATATTCTGATTCAAATTTAACTTTACCAACTCTTCTAAGAGTAACTAGTGTAAATACGAATTCTTTAAATGTTGTTGGTGTTGAAACTGTTACTACTTTTATTGATGGTGGTGTTCCAGATCGTGATATCGCTGTCACAGATTTAAGAGTGGTTGAGTCTCAAACAACTCCCACCTCAAGAAATGATAACTTGGCAGATAATGAGTCTTTATTCTCAATCTTCCCAAGAAAATTAATTTCCAATGTAGATCTTACAGAATCTAATTTAGTAATCAGAAAACAGTTTGATGTAACAGTTACTGACGGATCCACTGGAACTATCAATGCTGGTACTGATGAGGTATTCTTATCTTTTGATGAAGAAAGATATAGTTTAATTAATGATGCTGGAGAGATAGAAGTTCTTACAGCTGATAAATTTACATTTGCCGTTGGTAACACTCAATTGACACTTAGTGGTATTGCCAATAATGGTAACTTCAAATTAATTACAACACTTAGTAAAAGTAATATTACTCCAAAAATTAAGACTAAGAATCAGGCAAAAAATATTGTCATAAGAAATTCAAACAATTCTGGTTCTGGTATTGGATTGACTACTCTTAATGATGGTTTGACATATGGCACCTATCCATATGGAACTAGAGTTCAGGATAAAATAATTTCTCTTAATGAACCAGATGTCATTTATATCTATGGTATCTTTGCTGGTGATGGTTCGGATTCGGATCCAGAATCCCCCTCAATGACCGTTGGTAGTATGGATGGTCCGACGAGCACCACAAATGATCTAATTTTTGGTGAAGAAATTATTGGATCGATAAGTGGAGCAAGAGCAATTTATGTTGATAAGAAATCAGATACTTCTGTTAATTTTGTCTATGAAAATCTCACTACATTTAAACCCAATGAAGTAATCAATTTCCAAAAATCTGGAGTCAGTGCTATTGCTTCAAATGTTGTTCTTGGTAGTAAAAATGTAACCCAAGACTTTGATTTCCTTACGGGTCAAAGAAAGTCAATCTATGATTATTCTAGAATCAGAAGAAGAGATGGTGTAGGTGTTCCTAACTCTAGATTAAGGGTTTACTTCGTATCATCATCTTATAATACCTCTGACACTGGTGATATCACAGTATGTAATTCATATAGAGATTTTGATTATGGTAGAGAAATTAACAAAATTTCAAATATTAGACTCACTGATATAATTGATGGTCGTCCCAGAGTTTCATCTTTCTCTGTAGACACTACAAATACTAGGTCACCATTGGAATTTTTCGGTAGAACTTTTAATGGAGGTCAACATAGTTCTAAAGATGTTCTTGCCTCTGATGAATCGATTACAATAGATTATAATTATTACTTACCAAGAGTTGATAGAATCTTCCTTGATAAGAATGGTGTTTTCCAAGTTAAGAAAGGTGCCCCATCTGACAATCCTGTGTCACCAAAGGGTATTGATGGAGCAATGAATATTGCTGATTGTTTTGTTCCAGCCTATACTTTCCAGGCTAAACATGTAAGAACTACCTTTATCAATCATAAGAGATATCAAATGACTGATATCTCTAAACTGGAACAAAGAATCAAAAATCTTGAGTATTATACTTCACTGAATCAATTAGAAACAAGAACTATCAATCAGTTTATTCCAGATGCTAATGGTCTGAATAGATTTAGATCTGGTATCTTTGTTGATAATTTCACAAGTCTAAATTCTCAGAATACCAGTATTGGTATTAAAAATTCTATTGATAGAAAACATGGTACTTTAAGACCTTCTCACTACACAACTTCAGTGAATATGGTTGTTGGTAATACAACCATTGCTGGTATTGGAACGACAACAACCGCTAATCAAGATAGTAGATTTGCTGACATTCTTGGAACTGGAGTAAGAAGATCTGGTCAAATGATCACTCTTGATTACACAGAAACAGAACAACCCTGGTTACAACAAGGTTTTGCTACAAGATCTGAAAGTGTCACTCCTTTCCTTGTGCGTTTTTGGCAGGGTAATATTTCCTTTGAACCAACTGTTGATGTTTGGATTGATGTCAATCAGATGGAAGTTAGAGATGTTCTGATGGAAGGTTCATTCCAGGGTGTTGCTGAAGCTATTCAGGCTGATATAACAACTGCTGCCGATGGATCAAGATCTGGTGTTGCACCAGTTATTTGGAAAGCATGGGAAACCACAGGTGTTAATGTTTCACTCGATTTGAACAAGGAACTTCATCAAGATTTTAACAGCACATGGAGATCTGGTACAGCCGATGAATTCCGTGAACTGTTTGATTCTACTCCTGAAGCCATTGAAGCCCACCTTGCAAGAAATAATGGAAATGCTCCACCGGGATTCCGTGTTCAAGAAGAAACTACAGATACAAGTATTAAACTTAATGGAACCGTTGGGGTTGATCTCCAACAAAGAAGAACAGGCACTCAACAATCGATAACCGAACAGATTGATACTTCTTCGCTCGGAGACAGAGTTGTCAACCGTGAAGTTATTCAGTTTATGAGATCTCGTAACATTACGTTTACAGCTAGAAGTCTGAAACCATTTACTGAGGTTTATGCTTTCTTCGACAATGTTGATGTCAATAAGTATTGTGTACCTAAACTAATTGAAATTGAAATGGTTTCTGGCACATTTGAAGTCGGAGAGGCTGTTGGTGGTGTCATGAGTGATACTTTTGATCCAACTAGTTCTGGTGCTGATAATAGTGGTTCCAGTAAGACTGTTGATCCAGCTATTGTATTCAGAGTTGCTTCTGCTAATCATAAGTATGGTCCATATAATGATCCTTCTGACACATTCAATGAAAACCCATATGATAGAGAAAGTGGAAATCTCCCTACAGAGTATACACAAACAACGACTGTATTGAATGTAGATACGGCTTCTTTGGCTGATGAGAGTGAAGTTGCATATGCAGGATACATTGCTGAAGAAATGATCCTCAGAGGAGCCAACAGTGGAGCAGAAGCTAAAGTCATCTCAAGAAGACTTGTCACTGATAGAATTGGCACATTGATTGGTTCTTATAGAGTTCCAAGTTCTGATGACCCTTCAGCTCCTACCTTTGAAACTGGTAGATCGGTATTGAGACTTACTAGTAGTGAAATCAACAGTAAAGTTCCTGGTGTTGTCACTACCTCTGCTGAAGATATTTTCTACTCTAGAGGTGATCAGGATAATACTCAAGAAACAACACTCTCCTTGAGAAACGCAAGAGTATCTACTCAAGATGCTACTCCTGAAATAAGAACCATTGGTGGTGATAGTTCAACTGCTGATACCCTAATTACAGCAGATGATTTGAATGCAGTTGGGACAGAATCAAGACTGACGGGTGAGTATAAAGATCCTCTAGCACAAACTTTCATCGTTGATGATGTAACAGGAATTTATGTCACATCTGTTGATCTCTACTTCCAAGAGATACCAACTGAGTTTGATACACCAGTTACAATTGAAATTCGTGAAGTTGAATTGGGAATTCCAAGTCAAACAGTTCTTCCATTCTCTACTGTAGAGAAGAAACCTTCTGAGATTACAATTTCACAAGACGCCAGTGTTCCAACTAAATTTACATTTGAGTCTCCTGTTTATCTGAACGGTCAAAGAGAGTACGCAATTGTCATTCTTTCTAATTCTACTGAATATAGAGTATGGATTTCAAGATTGGGTGATTCTGATGTCTCAACATTAGGTGCAGAATCTGGACAGGTTGTTGTTTCTACACAGAGACTCTTAGGTTCACTGTTCAAGTCACAGAACGCTTCTACTTGGACACCATCTCAGTATGAAGATCTTACATTTAGATTGTATAGAGCTGATTTTGTTCCTACTGGATCTGTTCAGTTATTCAATTCACCTCTTCCACAAGATCTGGAATCGATTCCACCCAACGGACTTGTTGCTGAGTCTAAAACAATTAGAGTTGGTCTTGGAACCACAGTTGCTGATTCTGGACTACTGGCTGGTCAATTAATTACCCAGGATGAATCTGGAGCAACTGGTAGATTCGTGGGTTACGGTGGTTCTGTTGCACCAGGAGAACTAAACATCATTAACGCTGGCGTTGGATATACTCCATCCTCTGGTGATTTTGAATATACTGGTATAGCTATGACATCTATCACTGGTCATGGTATAAATGCTACTTCTAGTTTCTTCATCAAAGATGGAGTCGCTATTGGGGCTACGATTGTTGATGGAGGAAGGGGTTATCAAGTAGGTGACATTATCGCACCAATTACAATTGGATCGGGACTTGGTGAAGGTATTAGAGTTTCTATCTCGACTATCTTTGGTAATAATGAACTGAATATTACTGATGTTCAGGGTGAGTTTACCACCAGTTCCAGCACTGCTATTTTGAAGTACACGAATAGTTCTGGTGTGACAACTGCTCTCGATCATACTAGAAACCCAATTGATGGTGTCAGACCAATATCACCAATTACCACAGTTCATGATGGTCTTCACATCAGAGTCAATCAAAGAAACCATGGTATGTACTCAAGTGGTAACCTTGTCACTCTTAGAAATGTTGGTAGTGATTTGACACCAACAAATCTAACTGTAGATTATGGTAGAAGTGATACAGGAAGTATTTCTGTTGGAACCACGGTTAACTTGGTTGAGTTTGAAGGTGTTGGTGTTGCTGTTACAAACCCTGGATACGTTAAAATTGGTGATGAGATTATTTCATACACTGGAACTTCATCAAACACTTTAACTGGTATTACTAGAGGTGTTGATAATACAAATATTATCAATCATACTCAGAATGATACTGTAACCAAATATGAATTTAATGGTGTCTCATTGAGAAGAATTAACAAAACACATACTTTCAATGAAGTAACTGAATCAAATCCATTTAACGCAGACTCCTATAAGATTAAAATAGATATGTCAGAAAGTGGTATTGACAGATCAGTTAATAGTGGTTTCGGAAAGGCTTTCCTTAG